CAGTCCATAATACTTCACTTCTTATTTCTTGATCAACACTTAAATTAAATTTTTCAGGTACTTTCCACGATATAACTACATACGGGTTACAAAAAGGCACAAAATTACTCAGTATTTGATCCATATCAGTTTGGTATCTAGTTAAAACTGAAACTGATAACGTTATATTAATTGGTACAGGCGCTTTAATATGTCTAGATACTTTTTCATCTCCAACATTACCTTGATAATAAAAGCCGTCTAATTTATTAAAGATTCTATTTTCATCTCTAGAAATATTATTTACGCTAACTGAAACTACCGGTAATGTTAGAGTTTTATTTTCATTTACAAGATCGTATAATACTCTTTGTTTAGGAGCATATACATATCTAACGTTAATTTTATCCTTTTCTACTCTATCTCTATTAAATCTACCTATGACAATATCATCAAACGCAGCAACAAACTGCGTAAGCATATCTTTAATTTCAAAATAAAAGGGTCGTGCTCTCACTTAATTATTTATCCCAAGGAAACACTAACCAGCTAGAAGTATACAAAATATTACCAGAAATAGTATTATTATTAAATTCAGACCCTTCTCTTTTTACTAAACTTGCATATAAAATATTATCACTGCTAATATTATAATTACGATTTAATATTGAATTTACTGCAGTAAAGGTTCGTCCACTATCATTAATATCATCTACAATTAATATTTTTGAACCTTCTTCAATTTTATCAGGTCGTTGATATACTATTGTATCAAGATACTTACCATCGTCTTGTCTTGTATTAATTCCAATATTATAAAGTGTCTTTATGTTTAATTTATAACTTAACGCAGCCCCGGGTATTAAACCACCTCTACCTAAAGCTATTATCGTATCATATTTTATAGATCTTTTTTTAATTTGATCAGCTAAACACTGAGTTAAAAAATCTATATTTTCCCAAGTTAATTTAAGTACATCTGCCACATACTAATTATAGTATATAAATTTTAATAATCAAGTTATTTGTTGTAAAATAGATGTATATAAATCTATTTTACTTTTAAGCACTGCACCGGTTACATTTTTATTAATTAAATCATGTATATCTTCTTTTAATCTTTCTAGTAACTTTTCTGCTTGACTGCTATCAATGACACCAAAACCTTTAATTTGCATTTCTTCATCTCCACTAATACCATTTGATGCAAAAGGGGCTCCTTTTACTTTTGATGCATTAGTTGTTGGTACACTATATTTAGCGTAAGAAGGTTTACCTTGATTAGGTGTATACTTACCATAATTTTTATCATTATTTCTTTGCTGCATAGTAGCAATTGCTGATTGATTCAAATTACTTTCGTAAAGATTAAAAATTTTTGATTGATCACCCATTATTATTATTTATTATAAGAAAATTTAATAAATATATTAAAATGGAAAAGCCTATTACTTTCTTTCGATCCTTTTTGGATAATATAAATTTTGCTACTTTTTTCTTAGCTGCAGTAGGTGCTTTAGCTGCTTTATGGTTAAATAGTAATTATGTCTCTCAAGAAGTATATGCTAAGGATCAACAAATAATTAGTTTAAAAATTGAGAGTTTAGAAACTGAAACACAAGCCTTACGATTTATGGCTCAAACAAACCAAACTGAGATAAGAGAATTGTTACCATTGGTAGAAAAAATCGAAACATTGATAAGCAATTTCATAACACCAAGTGGTGATGTTATTATAACAGAGAGTATGAAAGAGATGGAAGTTGATATTGCTGAAATAAAGAAAGATATCGAGTATATGAAAGCTCGATTATGGCCAATGGATTAATAATACAATTCTAAATAGATCTTAGTATATTTATCTTCAAATTCTCTTGCTTGTATTTCCATAGGATTTTTATAATACTTATTGGTGCAATTTGCTGCATCAGCCTCAGTATAATCTAATTTAGAGTCTTTAACTTTATCTAAGTTATCTTGAGCAAAATGACATAGTTCATGAAAATAGGAACTAATATACCATTCCCTTTTTTTCGCTAAGGAACGTTTTGAAGTTTTAGTTCCTATTTCCATTTCATTACATTCAAAATAGTAACCAGATGTATTGCAATCTATAGTTTTAATAAGCAATTCATAGTTCCAGATCTTTCTTGTTCCTTTATATTCATTTAATATAAAGTTTGTAAATCGTTCCAGTTCCTTAACCTTTACATTAACTGACTTAAATAGTTCCTTTGCTTTCTTATTGAACTTACAATCGACAATAATCATACTACTATTATATCACAGTTCCCATAAAAAAAGATGCTCCCGTTTCCGGAAGCATCTTTATTAAAAATATACTATTCAACTTTAAACGTAACCTAGATGATATAATCTTCTAAGTGTAGGTCCAACTGAGTTAGTTCCTTGAGCAGAAAGTGTTTGTAAATTACTACCACCTGTAAGAGCTTTTGTAAAGGTAAATTGAGTTGCTATTCTATCGCCATTAATAACTGCTAGTTCTTTTCCAGCATACGCTTGATCAATATCTATTTCATATACAATATCATTTATCTTTGCGCTAACAGTAGCTGTATGCGTATTTAATGTACCTTCTTTGTTAAATAAAACTTTTGCTGAAGATCCATCTGATACTATCTTACCTGATACACCTGTTACAGATGTTTGTTCGTCTTCTAAACCAAAAGTAGTTTCGTTTAAAAATGCTAAGTTGTCTCCTAATGCCATGTAATTATTTAATCAATTAGATGTTAAGATTACGAAGTCTTTCTCTTCTTTGTTCATCTGTTTCTGAAACTGATACCTCTTCAGCTGGAACTCCAATGTCTGCTACTTGTTCTACTAGCTTTTCTTTAGTTAGTCTCTTGTCAAGCTCAACGCCATCTTCTCTTGCTAACGCTTCAAGCTCATCTTTAGATAATTTAGAATATTCACTCATATTATTATTTATACAATCGCGCAATTTTTCCCGACCCCTAACAAAGCGCGGATTTGTCGCAGATGGTCTTAAATAAAAATATGTACGAATATAAAGCAGTTGTAAGTAGAGTTGTTGACGGTGATACTGTTGACGTGGATATAGATTTAGGTTTTAATGTATGGCTTAAAAAGCAGCGCATTCGCCTCTACGGTATAGATACACCAGAGAGTAGAACATCAGATAAGGTAGAGAAGGTTTTTGGTAACTTAGCTAAGTCTAAAGTGTTAGAATTTTGCCCAATAGGCTCAAGTATTATACTCCAAACCAAGACCGATGATAGTAGAGGTAAGTATGGTAGAATTTTAGGTGAGCTAGTTACACTAGAAGGTACTAATGTTAATACCTATCTTATAGAGAACAATTACGGCGTGGCTTACTTTGGTAAATCTAAAGATGAGATAGCTGATGAACAATTAGCTAACAGGGATATCTTAATAGAAAAGGGTGAAGTTACTCTTTAGTATAGCACTTATATTGTTCCTTACCTCTTGTAAGACTACTCCAGGTTATGAGCGTTCTATGGATCTAGATATAAGTGTTCCAGATTCTCAGTTCCTGATTGAATGGTAATTTATTTTATTAGAGAGAGATAACTCTCTATTGGTTACTGGTACTTTTATTAATTTAAAGGAAAAACTCCTTAGAATATTGATTAAATATAGATCTATGGATAACATAATCACATATATAAAGAGCGGTATCACCGCTATCACAGAAATAGGACTCGGTGTAGTTTCTATTTCAATATTAGCAGAGATATTATTCGGAACAGGTGCTCTATTCGGAGCAGATGTTATCGGTAATATCACTAACATAGTTTCTACTATAGGTGGATCTAATGGTCTTATCGGACTGGTAGCTCTATTTATCTTAGTAGCACTATTGAAGAAGTAAAAATCTATACGAGGCTCCGCGGTAAGTATAGTATTAAAAGTCGTTCCTATTACAGGGGCGGCTTTTTTTTGGGAACGTTCCTCTTATATATAAATTTTTTCCCGCGCTAAAAAAATTAAATGGCATGGGGCCTCCCAAGGCCCGGGCCCGACTCTCTATATAGGAATTCTCCCACGTTAACTTCTCTCAGCGGGGTGGGTTGCGCAAGAGAGGGGTACCCGTGCGCGAAAAAGAGGCCGCTCTATAAAAGAACGACCTCTTACAACAACAACACACTATCGAATTAGACCTACATTGCAAATGCAGCCTCTAAAATGCTATCTATATCAGCCTTAACACTACTACTAATACTAACGCTTTGATCGCCCATTAACTTTATTACTTCATCGGCGTCTATTAAGTACTCGGTGTGGGTT